AATGTTCTCAAGTTTTATATAAACGAAAACGAACAAGAAGCAGATGACTATGCACAAGGAGATAGTAGAGAAACACAAAAAGCAATAGAGAACTTACTAGGTATGAGTCATGCTATGTTTAAACATGTTGTAGCATTAAACACGTACAGCGAACCGTTCTTAAGTATGCGACAAAATGACCAACGTGCTATCATTGAGCAGTTGTTAGGTATCACTATATTATCTGAAAAAGCAGAAAATCTAAAAGAGCTAGTACGTAATACTAAAAATAAAATACAACAGGAAGAGTTTCGTATAAAAGCAGTTGAAGATGCAAACAGTAAAATCTCAGAACAAGTTGAAGCACTAAAACGTAGACAATTGCTTTGGCAAAAGAAAAAAGATGAAGATGTATCTAAACTAAAAACTGCGATAGATGATCTAGCACATGTAGATATCGATTTAGAACTTAGAACACACACTGAACTAAATGATTGGCATACACTAAACAACGCACAACTACAATTAACAAAAGACATTTCTGCACTACAAGCACAGTTAGGTAGAGCAAAACGTGATAGTAATCGCACTAAAAAAGCATTAGATAACGTAAACGAAGGTATATGTGGTAGTTGTAAACAGAGTGTTACACACTTAGAAACACACAAAGAACAAATACAAAAAGCACAAAAAGAACATGAAGATGCAAATAGTTTTTTACAAGAACTACAACAAGGCATAGATGAGCTTGAAGCTCAAAAACAAATAGTACCTAACAAACCTAAAACATTTTATGATAGTGTAGATGATGCACACAACCATAGATCAACATTGAGTACACTTACTAGTCAATTACAAAGTAAACAAGATGAAACCGATCCTTATAATGAACAAATTGCAGAAATGGAAACTACTGCAGTACAGGAAATAAGTTGGGATAGTGTAAACGAACTCACAAGAATACAACAACACCAAGAATTTTTACTAAAACTACTAACAAACAAAGATAGTTTTATACGTAAAAGAATAATAGAACAAAACTTATCATACTTGAATACACGATTAGATCAATATCTAAATGCAATAGGACTACCACATACAGTAGTTTTTCAAAATGATTTGACTGTTGAGATTCAGGAACTAGGTAGAGATTTAGATTTTGATAATTTGAGCAGAGGTGAACGCAACAGACTTATACTTTCGTTAAGTTGGGCATTCCGTGATGTTTGGGAAAGTTTATATCAGCCTATAAATTTACTGTTTATTGACGAACTAGTAGACAGTGGTATGGATAGTTCTGGTGTAGAAAATAGTATGGGCGTACTAAAACGTATGAGCCGTGAACGTGATAAGAGTGTATGGTTGGTTTCACATAAAGACGAATTAATCGGTCGTGTAAACAATGTCCTCAAAGTAATAAAAGAGAACGGATTTACAAGTTACGATACAGATGTAGAAATAACATGAACTTAGCATTAGACCATTGGCATATAGAAATTTGCAGTATATGTACACTAAAATGTCCTAGATGTACAAGATCAGAAGTACCAGAAACACTGCTTAATCGTCAACTTACATTGGACTTCTTCCGTAGTCAGATAGGCGAATCACAAATAAAAAAGATGCATAAAATAAGTTTTTGTGGAGATGATGGCGATCCAATTTATGCTAAACAGTTTTTAGAAATTGTCGAATGGATAAAGAATATTAACCCTAATATTCAACTGTTAATAATAACAAATGGTAGTTACAAAACTGTAGACTGGTGGCAAAAAATAGCAACTTTGCTAAATGAGCATGACGAGATACACTGGAGTTTAGACGGATGGGATCAAGAAAGCAACAGTAAGTATAGAATAAACTGTGACTGGAATAGTATAATTGACGGAATAGTTACTTTTAGAAAATACAACAAAATTTCCTATACTGTAATTGCTACGATTGCATTTAGATTTAACGAAAATAATTTAGCTAAAATTGTAAAACTTGCATATGATTACAAGTTTGACTGTTGGCAACTTACTAAAAGTACAAAATTTGGTAGCAAGTATCCAACCGCTTATGGTGATTATGATTTATTAGAGCCATTGAATAAAAAATTAGTTGCTAGTGGACACAGGTTTGAAAGAGAACAGAACTATATCACTGCAAAAAAGCGTCCAGGTGCAGACTTAAAAGAAGTATTCTGGCAACGTGCAAAAGAATTACAAAATAGTAAAGAATATCCAGCACTGTGTTATATTGGAAATAAAGGTGTATTCCTAAAAGCAACCGGTGAATTTTATCCTTGTTGTTGGGTTGCTAATAGATATCCTCATAATAAAGATATAATAGATTTAGCACAGACAAAATTTAATTTGCATAATACAACATTAGAAAGTATAATTAATGATAGTTATTGGACTAATGAGTTCAAAAAATTTGATAACACCGAATGTAAAACAAAGTGTATCAAAGCAAAACTATATGACAAAAGTCATGTAACAGAATGGTAAGGAGACTAATATGTCACACGATAAAATTATTGAAGCATATGAAACATACCTAAAAGAATCAGAAGCATTTGAAACTAAAGGTATTAAAGCTGCAGCTGCTCGTGCAAGAAAAGCACTAGGAGAATTAGGTAAACTTGCAAAAGCAAGACGTGCTGAAATACAGGAAAAGAAAAACAATATGTAATGCATACTACGTTAGATGTTCCAAATTTTATTTCATTAGACGAAATTAAAGAAACTGAAACGAGAGTATATAATGCAACGGATGAAAAAACAGAGTTTGTTGATCATTGGGGCGTTTGGAAAGGCAAACATGTTACTACTCAACATTGGGTAGCGAAAGATCAACTAAATTCTGTGTTTAGTATTATACAAGAAAAATTACAAGATGTTTTAAGTATACCTTTTGAGATAGAAAAAGGTCAAATACTTCAAAGTCATCTTGCTTATGACTTACATACTGATTATTACGTCAAAGTAGATCACATAGCAGAAAAACTAGTAGGTACTCCGTATTATACGTTGATTATCCCATTAGCAGATTTCAACAGTCATACTGTTGTTTTTAACGAATCAGCTGATTATAATGATTTTTATATGTACAAGGAGAAAAATTCTCCACTAGCAGAATATATTAGTGACGAAGATTGGTTGAAATACTGTAGTCATTGTTGGTCAGAAGATCAAAAATATGTTACATTAGACAAAGCATGTAATTGGAAACAAGGGAAACTAATAGGATTTGATAGACGTAGATTTCACTGCAGTGATAATTTTACAGAAAAATTAGAACTTAAAGAAGCATTTGTACTTTGGTTAAGAGAAAAATGATGTATAATATAGAATATAGCAAGTATGATAAACTTGTACCTCACAACTGGTTTTGGACTAAATGGGAACCATTTAGTAGACCACAAACTGCACCCGGAGACGATTACTTTGTAACTATGGGCGACAGTTTTACTTGTGGCTACCAAATGAAACATTACCGAGAATGTTGGGTACAAAAACTAAGTGAAAAAACTGGCTTAGGTCACGTAAACTTAGCATGGAATGGTGCAAGTATAGAAGCTACGTGTAGATTTTTAGACAAAAGTTTAAAAATAGATAATAGTAAATTACATATTGTAATGTTAAGTTATCCATGGAGATCAGAAAGTAACCAAATCTGGAAAGGTGAAAGGAACAGACGCATAAAAGATAGCCAAATTACAATAGATGAATGTGTCACAAAAATAACATCCACACTTGAAAGATATGAAAATAAACGTGTTGTTTTTTCTAATGTTTGGGGTTACACTAACGAATTAAAAGATCCTTTAAGAAAATTAAATTATAAAAATTTTATGCTAAATGACCAAGAATGGTTAGACAGGGCAATGGATGGTGTACACGGACATGCAGGACCAAAAACTCACGATGTTTTTGTGAAACAAATTCAAAGATTTATAAAAAATAAATGAAAGTAGATATATACAGCATAACATGGCAGACTGGTATTACAAAAACAAAATCGTTAAAGAAATACCAGAAGGCATGATTGGCTTTGTATATTTGATAACAAATACTACAAATGATAAAAAATACATTGGCAAAAAACTGGCTCAATTTAAAAAGACTAAACCTCCCTTAAAAGGCAGAAAAAATAAACGTCGCACACTAGTAGAAAGTGATTGGCGTAATTATTATGGCTCATCAGACGATCTAACACAAGATGTCGAAACATTAGGCAAAGACAAATTCAAACGTAAGATATTATATTTCTGTTCAAGCAAGGCAGAGTTATCTTACATAGAAGCAAGAGAACAATTCAGATATAAAGTACTGGAATCAGATGACTGGTACAATGGGCACATTAGAGTAAGAGTACATCAAAAAGGCATTCTTAACAAACAATTAAATGGCTAGATAGTGTCACAATAATTCAATTAGGCGTTTACGGTCTTCGCAATAAACCGTCGCTGACACAAGTAAAACCAACTTTAGGCACAAAAGATAGAGGCTCTGTGAAAAAGATACAACCTCAACTGGAAACGCATTGCTGTTATGATGTGTGTACGGTTCCGAGACTACCAGTGAAGGCTGAAGTAGGGGGTTAACGGGTTTCCGCCTCCGTGCAGTAATGCAATCTTCTTATAACAGATGAGTGAGACACGCAGATGATGCTAATTTCATTTATTACTACACCCGGCAACGGGTGAAGTATGAGTTCAACTTCGAGATGATAGCTGTTTCGTTTCACTCAAAGAAAAAAGTTCTTGTAACGAAGTGAAAAGAACGAATGAACGTAGTTCATTCTTATAAGATTATCTGTTTAGTCTTTTTGCTTAATTCGATATTGTCTTCGATTACTGCGTTGAAGTGTTTATAATCACTTTGTGGCATATCCAATAATTCACTTAGAGTAACTCCACCTCTCATATACCAAGCAATCTTAGTCATAGTGGATCGCAGTTCATTAACTGACTTTTCGTATCCTTTTAGTAGCCCCTCAATCTCAGGATTAGAAAGTGTTAAGAGGCGAATGCGAAAAAATTTGATTGATCAAATGTAAAAGGTGTGCTATATTGTTCCTTGCATTCTGCACAAGTAGTAGATACAGTTTTTTCCGGAATAGCAGCAGTTATTTGCTCCATGTATTTTCTTAATGATTCGTAAAATTGTCTCTCTGTATTTCTTACAAAATCTGTTATGTGAGATTCGTTGTTGACTACAACTCCGTCTGGAGTTACAATTTTTTCAATACTGCCTGTGATGTTTGCAAGAGTATAACCGGTCATTGTTCTAAATATTTCAGCAAATCTTCTTTGTTTTTCTTCTGAATTTAAATCAGCATCATTTACCATTGTAATTAATCTTTGTTGTTCGAATGTCTCTAAGTTTTGCTTGTTGAGTGTATTATAATCTATGGGTTGTACAAACACTTTCATTCCTTTGTATTCGAACGGTTGTGCATATAAACTCATATTCACAGGCATATCCATGAACTGCCTAAGATCAATTTCATAATTATCTGCATTTTCACACTTAGGACAAGTACTTGTATATTCCATATTTTCACCATAACTTGCAATTCTAATACCAATTAAAATAGTATCTAGATCTACAATAGGTACTGCCCAAGCATTTTTGATACTAGGGCAACAACTGTGTATCATATCTACTACGCCTTGTCCATTCATAAGTGCATCAGGAGTGTTTACAGTAATTTCGTCTCTGGTACTCATAGGTAGTACTGGTATTTCTTTATTTTCTGGTAGTTGTATAGTACCTGGTGGATAATATAAGCCCCCACTGGGTAATTTTATGTATATTGATGCTTGTCTCATGAACTGTGATAATGGGTTAGGTTGCATTTGTGCCATTTGTTCAGGATTCATTGAATAGTTCTCAGGTACTTCGACCATGTTTTTCTCCATATAAATACATTATAAATATGTACGTGTGTATTTATATACGCATATAACTGGAGTTTTTTTCTTGCCTACTATTAACGTCCCAGGAATAGGTGAAGTATTTGCAGATGGTTTTGCTGAAGAGCAAACTATGAATCGCATACTTGCGGTACTACAATCATCTGATAATGCAAATAGTCCAGAAGCACAACAAAGATTAGCCGCGGCTGCGAATGCTAGTAGTTCTAGTGTAAGCATGTTTGGAAAAAGAATTCAAGAATCTGGAAACTTAACCAAAGATGGCAGTACTAGTATGGTGCAAGGGTTTAGAGATGCAACGGATGCTAGTTTTAAATATGGTAGAACTATGCGTCAAGCAACCAGTGGTGTAATACGTAGTTTTGATAGTTTACAAAGTAAACCATTTGCACTAGCACAATCTCTTACTACAATGATAGGCACTATTGCTAACTCTAGCGGAGTATTAGGAAAAGCAGTATTAGGAATTGCAGGCGGTTTTGCTGGTGCAGAATTTGCAGGAGCAATTAGTGATTCATTCGGAGGTAAATTAGGAGGTGCATTGGCTGGTGCAATTACAGGTGTTTTCGCTCCTCAGGTACTTACGGCAATTGCAGGATTTATATTCGAGAAACTTAATTCTACTAGTGAATCTTTTAAAAAAGTGCAACAAAGTGGTGCTTTGCTAGGAGGTAGTTTAGTAGAGTTTAGAGTAAATGCTCATGCAAGTAATTTAACAATGGCAGAATTTACAAATGTCTTCCAAAAAGCCGGTGAAGAGATGGCAACGTTCGGCGGACAGACACTTAGAGGAGCCAGAGAATTTGCTAGAGCTAACAGAGAATTAAATAAAAATGCTACAGAGTTAAGAATGTTAGGTTTTAGTTTTGAAGATTTAGGACTAGCCACTGCAGATATGATGTCTAAGTTTGCTATGAGCGGCGTAGCCATTGACGAAAGTGCAATCAGTACAAGAGAATTTTCAGAAGCAACAAGGACACAGTTATTACAACAAAAAACTATTGCCACACTTACTGGCAGAAGTATAGAACGACAAAAAGAAGCAGAAAGACAACAGCGTAAAGATGTACAAGTACAGGCAGCTATAGCAAGACTAGGTCCACAACAACAGTTAGAAATAGAAAGATTAATTAGTGCATTTCCACAGATGAGAGGTGCAATTTTAGATACAGTAACTTTTAATGGTCTAGCAAGTAAAGATGCATTAATGTTATCCAGTGCTATGCCTACTCTAACAGAAGGAATAATCAATACTGTCAGAGATATCAAAGGCGGTAGTGGTGTAGCAGTTGATGCATTTAAAGACTTTGCAAAAAATAATACTACAATTAGATCTGAATTTTTAAATAATGCAGATTTAGTTGCCGCAGTGGGAAGATTTACTGATAATACTTTTGTAAAAACTATAGAAGGAAGCCTTTTAAGTCTACAAAGAACTATGGCAGTAAGTATTAACAGAACTATTGAAGATGTTGCAGATGATTATGAAAGAATCAGGACTGGACAGAATGCGGCTACTAAAGCATTAATTGAATTGGAAAATAAAAATCGAGATTTAGGTATGACAATGAGTGCATTGACTACTTCTTTGTTAAAAAATAGTAAAGGTATCGTTGCGTTTTTAGGATCTGCAACTGAAAAACTTAATGATGGTATAAAAGCGTTAGCAGGAATGGCAAACATAAGAGGCAGTACATCAGCAGGCCCTTATAATTCTGAAGTGTCAGCATTACAAGGCATAGACGGAATTGCAACTGCAATGGCAAATACAGGACAAGGTGTTAATAACGCTTCATCTAATATACCTCCTACAAATAATCAAAGCGGTGGAAATAATACGCCAGGAGCGAAAACAATAGATGTAAATGCACCTGTCCTACAACGTCAAATAGAAGAATTAACAAAAGTAATGCGAGGCACAAACAATAAAATGGATAGCCTTACAACTAATTTAACGTAAAAAAAATTAGGTAAATACACAATAAGGTAGTATAATAAGATATGAGCTGGAAAAAGCATTTTACATTAGTAAAGAATAGTAGTCCACTTACAAACGTAAGTACTGGAGGCAGTAGTGATGGTACAAAATACAGTCACTATTCTAGTCATTTACCTGAAGTTTACATAGGACATCCTAATCGTACTGAACGTTATGGGCAGTATGAAACCATGGATATTGACAGTGAAATAAATGCTGCACTGGATATTCTTGCTGAATTTTGTACACAAGTAAACAAAGAGAACGGCACTGGATTTGATATTCATTTTAATGAAAATCCTACTGAAAGTGAAGTTGAGATTATTAAAAAGCAGTTGCTTAATTGGAATAATCTAAACGACTTTAATCAAAGACTTTTTAAAATTTTCCGTAATGTACTAAAATACGGAGATCAAGTATTCATACGCGATCCAGAAACCTTTGAATGGTTTTGGACTGAAATGACAAAAGTTACAAAGATTATTGTTAATGAAAGTGAAGGTAAAAAGCCTGAACAGTATGTTATTAAAGACATTAATCCAAACTTTGAAAACTTGACTGCTACTGCAAACACTTTTGCTGATCCTGGACAACAGGGCGATTTGTATAAAAACAGAGGCTACATACAACCTAGTAACATTTATGATGGTAGTGGCGGTGCTACTGCACAAGGACGTTTTGATCGTGCATTGAACGAAAAAGCAGTTGAGGCAGATCATATAGTTCATACTAGTTTAACAGAAGGACTTGATCCCAATTGGCCTTTTGGAAACAGTATACTAGAACAGGTGTTTAAAGTATACAAGCAAAAAGAATTACTAGAAGATGCAATTATTATATATCGTATACAACGTGCACCTGAGAGACGTGTGTTTTATATAGACGTAGGTAATATGCCTAGTCATATGGCTATGAGTTTTGTTGAACGTGTTAAAAATGAAATACATCAGAGACGTATACCAAGTAAAACTGGTGGTGGTGTTAACATTATGGACACAACTTATAATCCACTTAGCACTAATGAAGATTACTTTTTTCCACAAACTGCAGAAGGACGTGGATCCAAAGTTGATACACTACCAGGCGGTACTAATTTAGGTGAAATTGACGATTTAAAATATTTTACTAACAAGTTATTCCGTGGATTACGTATACCAAGCAGTTATTTGCCAACAGGAATTGAAGAATCACCGGGTGCATACAATGATGGTCGTGTTGGTACTGCAATGATTCAGGAAAAACGTTTTAATGAATACTGTATCAGACTACAAAGACTAGTTGCTAGAACATTTGACAGAGAGTTCAAAATGTATCTCAAGTGGCGTGGTGTAGAAATAGACAACGGTACATTTGAATTACGTTTTAATGAACCGCAAAACTTTAGTAGTTTCCGTGAAACTGAAATGGATGCTGCTAGAATTGGTACATTTACTAGTTTAGAACAGTATCCATATTTGAGTAAACGTTTCCTAATGCAACGCTACTTGGGTATGAGCGAAGAAGAGATGCTGGAAAACACAAAAATGTGGCGTGAAGAAAATGCTGATGTCAGTGTTGATAGTGAACTACCTAGTATGCGTAGTGTTGGTGTAACTGCAGGCGGTATACAATCAGATCTAGACACATTTACACCAGAAACTCCTGTTGATGATCAAGCAGAAACAGAAGGCGGTGGCGAAGAAGGCGGTGCCGGAGAAGCTGACGCAACAGGTACTGAAAGTCCAGTAGGCTCAACTACTCCAGAAACGGAATAAATAGTATTATGTTGTTAATGGAACTAATGAGTACAGAAAAATCTGTAGAAAATATTGAAAAACCGTATCAGGATAATACTGCATTACGTCTAAGTGACACACGAAAAACACGTCTAACTTTTGAACAATTAAGTAAATTACGTAAATTAGCAGACTTAAAAGCTGCTGAATATCAAGAATCACTTAAAGATATTAGACGTCAATTTGCTCCTGCACCAGCGGCAGAATAGCAAAATTTTATATTAGCATACTTTTTGAACCAAAAAGTACGCATTTTATTACACTTTCCAAATAAAAACTAAATAAAACTACAAATGCCTTGTGAATAATTACCTATTCACAAATAAAAGTATAATAGGAGTGACGAATGTCAGATAACAATAAATTTGAACAATTAATTGAACTGTTCATCGCAGAAGATGAGCAAGGTGCAAAAGATTTGTTCCATGAAATAGTGGTTGAAAAATCACGTGACATTTACGAGAGTCTCGTAGATGAAGAGCAAGTAGAAGAGACTGCAGAAGTCGAAGAAGATGCAGAAGCAGTAGAAGAGTCAGAAGACGAAGCTGTTGAAGAATCAGAAGAAGCAGTAGAAGAATCAGGATTTGATGAAGCTGAAATTGGCGGTGATCAATCTGATGATATGATTGACGATATTGAAGCAGACGAACAAGGTCTTTCAATGGAAGCAGATGCTGACGATGAAGAGATTGAAGATCGTGTAGTAGATATTGAAAATGCACTAGAAGAATTAAAAGCAGAATTCGATGCACTAATGGGCGGAGATGATGCAGAAGGCGGCGATGAAGAAATGGACATGGATATGGACATGGACTCAGGCGACGAAGAAGGTGACGAAGAGGAAGAAGAAATGGAATCAGTTGAGCCTGTAGAGGAAGAGACTGAGGAAATGGTACGTGAGTACACTGAAAAAGCTCCGGCACCAGTTACTGCAGAGCAAGGTGATGGATCAACAGGTCCTGTTGCTGGCAAAAACGACATGGGCGGTTCTGCAAAGAACTTAGCACAAGGTGGTGAAGAAAAAGGTGGAGCAACACCAAAATCTACAGTACAAACAGATGCGGCTAATCCAAAAGGCGCAACAATGAGTAAAGCATAATCATGTTATACTTGAGAGAAAACCTAACCTCCAAAGAGGCAAATGTTGTTTATGAAGCAACAGAAAAGCCAGGTGGCGGCAAGGATCTCTACATGAAAGGTATTTGTATCCAAGGTGGGGTAGAAAACGCAAACAAGCGTGTCTACCCCGTCAAGGAAATCTCAAATGCCGTTAGTACCATCAACGAGCAAATTAAAAACGGTAATAGCGTTTTAGGCGAAGTTGACCATCCAGATGATCTCAAAATTAACTTAGATCGAGTAAGTCACATGATAGAAAGTATGTGGATGGATGGACCTAATGGGTATGGTAAATTAAAGATTCTTGAAACACCAATGGGAACATTAGTGAAAACTATGATCGACGGTGGAGTAAATTTAGGAGTTAGTAGCCGAGGCAGTGGAAATGTAACAGAATCCACTGGTCAAGTTGCTGATTTTGAGATTGTCACGGTAGATATCGTGGCGCAACCGAGTGCCCCGAATGCATATCCTGTAGCGATTTACGAAGGACTACTTAATATGCGTAACGGACATAACGTACTAGAGATGGCTCGCGATGCAAATGGCGACGCTCGTGTACAAAAATATCTGAAGAGCGAAATAGTTCGCTTAATTCAGGACTTAAAGATCTAGGAGATCCAGATGCTAGATGCTATTAAACCACTACTTGATAGCGATCTTGTTAACGAAGAAACTCGTACAGCAATTGCGGAACAATGGGAAGCAAAGATGAACGAGACTCGTACACAAGTAACTGCAGAACTTCGTGAGGAGTTTGCAAAACGCTACGAGCATGATAAATCTACAATGGTTGAAGCCTTAGATAAAATGGTCACAGAAGGTCTTACTACTGAACTTGCACAAATCGCTGAAGAGCGTAAAGCAATTTCAGAAGATCGTGCTAAGTTTGTTGCAAGAATGCAAGAAACTTCAGGTACATTTGATAAGTTTTTAGTGAAACAACTAAGCGAAGAGATCAAAGAACTTAAAACTGAAAGAGCTACACAACAGTCACTAGTTAACAAACTAGAGGAATTTGTAACTGCTCAATTAGCTGAAGAGATCCAAGATTTCCAGAAAGATCGTCAAGACGTTGTTGAAACTAAAGTTAGACTTGTTAAAGAAGCCCGTACAAAGTTTGATGATTTAAAATCAAGATTTGTAAAGCATACAAGTAAGGCTGTTAACGAAGCAGTGACTGGTTATCTAAAAGGTGAAATGAATCAACTTAAAGAAGATATCCAAATAGCGAAAGAAAATACTTTCGGACGTAAAATATTCGAAACTTTTGCTACTGAATTCTCATCAAGTCACTTGAATGAAAATCAAAAAATTAAGCAACTAGAAGCTGAAATTGAAAAGTCAGCAGACGAAATTGCTAAGATTAATGAGAGTCTAGAAGAGAAATCAAAAATAGTTGAGAGTAAAGAGCAAGAAATTGCTATTATTCAAGAAAGCGTTGAGCGTAAAGAAACACTTAACGAACTATTGAAGCCACTCAACAAAGATAAGGCAGGCATAATGACTGACCTACTAGAAAGCGTACAGACTTCAAAGTTGAAGACTGCTTTCGACCGTTATCTACCAGCTGTTTTAGACGGAAAATCTGTAATTAAAGAAAGTAAAAAGTCTGTAATTAAAGAAAGCCGTTCTGAAGTAACAGGAGATAAGCAACCAAAACCTCAAACTGCAGAAGTGAAGGAAGAAGATAGTAATATTATTGAAATCCGTCAACTAGCAGGTTTGAAATAAAGTACTATAGAGGAGACTTAAATGTCAGACGTACTATTAGAAAGCCGTTGGACTGATACCAAAGACGCACTTCTTGAAGGTCTAGAAGGTAATCGTCGCAACAGCATGAGCGTTGTGTTAGAAAACACAAAGCGTTACTTACAAGAGGCAGCAACATCAGGTGCATCAGCCGCTGGTAACGTAGCAACACTAAACCGTGTAATCCTTCCAGTGATTAGACGTGTTATGCCAACAGTTATCGCTAACGAAATCGTTGGTGTACAACCAATGCAAGGTCCAGTTGGACAAATTCACACTCTACGTGTAAGATATGCAGATAGTGTAACTTCATCAGCAAGTGCACCATTTGACACAGACACAGTAGCAGGTGACGAAGCATTAAGCCCATTCAAAATTGCAACTGCATATTCAGGTTCTACTACAACTGGTAAAGCTGATGTTACAGCAGCAAAAGAAGGAACAGGCGGAAGTCAACTTTCAATCCAAATCTTGAAGCAACCTGTCGAAGCAAAGACACGTAAGCTACAAGCACGTTGGACTTTTGAAGCAGCTCAAGACGCACAATCAATGCACGGTATTGACGTTGAAGCAGAAATCATGGCAGCATTAGCTCAAGAGATTACTGCAGAAATCGATCAAGAAGTTCTTGGTTCACTACGTTCATTAGCAGCAACAGAAGA